TTATTTCTTCAAAGCAAACATTAATATGCCTGCAGCCACCGCTACATTTAGTGATTCAGCATTAGTTATTGGAATATACAAATTAATTGAAGTCATCTCTAGAATTTCTTTACTTATTCCATTTCCTTCGTTTCCCATAACTAAAGCAAAATCAGTATGTTGTCCGACATTAGTATACTCTCTAGCATGTTCGTTAAGTTCACTTCCAAAAACAGGAACCTTCATATCTTTAAAATGTCTAATCCAACCAGAGAGATTATCATTAATAACTTTAATATGAAATTGACTCCCTTGCATTGCTCTTACGACTTTAGGATTATATAAATCTGCCGACCCTTCTCCTAAGATTACTCCAGAGAAACCAGCAGCATCTGCAGTACGTACCATTGTTCCAATATTTCCTGGATCTTGAACACCATCTAACATTAACCAAGCACCTACGTCCTTTTGAGGATATGTGATTTTTTCTTCTTCAATAGACACAATTCCAAAAATTCCTTGTGGTGTTTGAGTTTCTGAAATACTTTTTGAAACTTCCTCAGAAATCATAATCACCTTAGTTTCATCTGGGATTTCTATTTCATTTAGATGTTCAAATTTAGAAGTTATTAACAATTCTTCAACTTTCTTATTTGCTTTTAGTGCTTCTTTCACTAAATGTAAACCATCAAGAATATACTTATTTTGTTTTTTTCTTCCCTTTTTAGTATTTAATTTCTTCCATTCTTTTACTCTACTATTACTTGTTGATGTTATTTCCAATTATTTACACATCCTCTAATATATTTGTCTATTAGATTATAGAATGAATCAATATTGTCGACAAGGTTGTTAAGTTGAAATATTCTAAAAATTATCGTATTATTATCACAATTAATTAATACTAAGGAGTTTTGATGATGCAATTATACAGACTAGTTATTGATGGAGCTTTAGTATCTGACGAAAGCGACGAATACATTTATATGATTCATATTTCGTATCCATCATATGCATACTTACCTGATCAAAACATACCTTCGATTCCTGCAAAGTCACCAGCATTACAAACTATTATTAGTCCTGTTCAGTTTAAAATTGAAAATGGTGATTTTTCAGAATTTTTCGTTTACTTAAATATTATTCCTAACGGTTTAATACCTAGACCTCATTTCAAATTAGACCTATTAAAAAATCCGGATAGTTATTCAATCACCAAACATGAAATGAAATTTTATAACAATCCTGATTTCGTTGAGAAGTACGGTCGTCCTCGTTATGATGTCAATCCAATTCCTATCAATTACGACGTTTCATTGGCAGAAATTTTACCTGAACTAGAACATGACGACTTTTTAGGAAATTATATTAGTATTCGTTGGGAATTAGTTTCTCATAGAAATTAGCTTTTGGCCAGAGAGTATATTCCACCGATAGCTGCAATAAAAATAAGCCCAAGTAACCATATATGTGAAACTAGCCATACGAAAAGTGCAATACAGAATATCCAATAAAATAATTTCCCTGCAACTTTTAAAATCTTCCATGCTATCCATATACCAAATATTAAAAATAGAATTCCCATGTATAAACACCTCTTTGAGAAGATTATATCATTTTATTTTTGACTTTATTGATAATTTTTCTTAAAATTGATAAGTATTGCTTAAATAATAATTTTTTGCTATACTATTCCTGTTGTGGAGAGTTGGCAGAGTGGTAATGCACCGGACTCGAAATCCGGCGAGCCAGTTTATACTGGTGCGCAGGTTCAAATCCTGTACTCTCCTTTTTATAAACAATATGTTATAGTTTAAATAATTTTAAAATCACCTACAAACGTTATTATATCAACGTTTGTAGGCGATTTTTTTGTTTCTGAGTTTTCATATGTTTTAGTATGTTTTTAATTCTTTGGAGTACAAAAAGAGTACAAATAAACCACATGATATTATCTTAATATCATGTGGTTTATTTTTTTGTTTTATAAAGTTATTAGTTATATTAAAGATAATTTTTCTTATCATCAGTGTATAAAATAATTGCTGGATTCATGATATAATATTATTGAAAGTTCAAGTTTAAATAATCCTTAGTGGAATCGAACTAACAAAGTCCTAGTTATTGTAATTAGGGCTTGTTTTTTATTTCTAAAATCAAAAAAAGCCTATTTTTTAATAATAGCAACTACTATGAATTATGCTATCGTTAAAAATAGGCTATTTTTTAATAATATAACGCTTTGGAGTTTTGCATTTTGAAAATGCTAAACCCATATAAAATAAAATAAAAAAGCCAGGAAATTAATCCTGGCTTCAATAATCTATATAGTTAATCTTTGACCTGGGTAAATCCAGTTAATGTTACTGATACCGTTGTTACGTGCTAGTGTATACACATTCACACCATAACGATAAGCAATACCAGATAGAGTATCGCCATAACGTACTGTATATGTTCGTTGACTAGATGCATTGCCTGTAACTTTCAAACGTTGTCCTGGATAAATCCAGTTAGGATTGCTTAAACCATTTAATGCTTGTAAGTTTTGCCAGCTCGTTCCATATCTATAAGCAATTCCACCTAAAGTATCACCATATCTAACAGTATAGTAACTTGAGTTGTTAGATTGAACTGAAGCTGTTGTTTGCAAAATCTCAACATCAGATTTATTAATCCAAGACATAACACCGTCTAACAATACCTTATTGCCAGATATTTGGATAACCTTATAAGAATTACCCTTGATGAAACTTGGAATATATTGACCTGTAGCCCAACGACTAGCAGAATAATTTACCTTAACAGTATATCCTACTGTAATATCACGTTTAGGAGTATTATCAGCTTTAATACCAGCATCTACTGCTGGAGTATGTGTCTTAGGTTTCTCTGGATTACCATTCTTATAACCGTTATCAGTAATACCAGTTAAGTCAATATCTCCATCTAATCCACCAGCTACATAAGTTGAAGTAAATTGAAAAATACCAATATTATTGAAACTTGGGAAATAATTGTAGTTTGGTTCAGGAGTTACAGCATAGTTAGGATACTCAGCTAACCACAACTGGCACAAAGTAGATAGATAACTAAGATTAGTATTATTAACTAAGTAATTCTTGTATCCATACACCATTGGAGTATATCCAGCGTCCTTAATTCGTTGGATAGCATGAGCAATTGCTTGCGTGTTCTGATAACCAGATTCAACGTCTAAAGCTACAATTGAGCCTTTTGGTGTTTGAACTTTTGGTAAGAAATAATTTAATACATAATCTGCTTGACTATTTGAAGTTACATTTTGCCACCAGATATATGTATGCGCCCTTTTACCTTGTGCGATAGTTGAACTTACTTGTGTTGGATAAGTCCATTGAGTATACAAGTTCCAACCAGTAGTAGTACCACCAATTTGAGATACAGAAAACTTATCTCTAGCATAACCCCATTTACCATTTGCTCCTTGATAAACAGACCAATCGACACCATGGTCGCCTTTAGCAGCATAAACACTACCACCAGAACTCAAAGAAAAAAGCAACGCTGCACACGTTGCTAAAGTAATCAATATTTTATTTTTCTTCACGCTAAGCACCACCTTTTTTATCAGTGTCCTTTGCCATTTCTAAAGCCTTATTAGCTGTTTTTTCGATTGTATTAACTGTATCAACATCAACTGTTGTTCCGTCAACTAAGCCTAAAATACCGCCAATAGTTAATACTGTATTAACCAGATTCATGATTTGTCCTACATCTCCAGTGAATTTAAAACCAAAGATTGCACATAATTGTTGAACTAATACAATCAATAGCAAAACTAGCGATGTTACTACTTTACGATTTAATTTACCATCTTTATCAAATAATGCTTTTTTCATTTTCTCTCCTCCAATCGTTTAATTTTTTCTTCATGAAGTATGATAGCTTTATCGTGTTGTTCTACTTCATGCTCTAATCTTTTTAAATTTTTATGTTGTTCTTCAAAATTTCCATTAAGCTGTTTGATTGTATTGGTTAATTCCTTAAATTGTTGTTGTAACGGATACGTACCAATATTAATTGCATTATTTAACACTTTGGCACCATGTCTAATTAACCAATAGATTCCACTAAAAAGGACGGAAATTACCGCCAAGATTGACGCTATCTCCGCCCAGGAATATCCTAGTAATGTATGCACATAAATTCACCTACTTTCTAACTGCACCAAGTTCTTCAACAATTTCGTCGCTCCATATACCCAACTCATAGATTGTTCGAGCAAATATAGCGCGATTTTTGGCACTGGTACCATCTTTTTTTATTTTAGTTCCATCCCAGTTATATTTATCTCCATTAGTAATTGGATTTTCGACTGTTGTGCCACCAAAAAAGCCACCGTCCCAGTTAGAATTTTTAAATTCCGAATATAAAATCAATCCTTTTAGTACATTCATAATTGTATCTGGAATTGAATATACTGGAAAATCACCTTTCGCACGTTGATTTGATGGGTCTGGTCTAAATATTGCACCGTTATTCCAATACAAAGAATTATATACAATACAACCATTATCAAACAATAATGTCCACGGTTTAGTACTTGTATCTAACGTATATCCAGTAGGTACATGTCGCTCGCTTTGTGCTTTTAATGAATTGATGAAATCTTGTTCTGAACCAGAATTGCCTAAATCTAACCAAATTTGATAAGCAGATTTACCATCTTGTCCATTCTTTCCATCAATTCCATCACGACCATCAGTGCCATCAGTACCACGCTCGCCAGTATCACCTTTATCGCCCTTTTCTCCCTTATCACCTTTTTCACCCTTGATTTGTTCTATACTCTCAACCTTTTTAAGAGCCTCATCAATGCGTTTGTTAAATTCTTCGATTGTGATAACAGGAATGATTTTACCGTCAACTTCGGTTGTATTCTTCGTTATGCTGAAATATCCATAATTTTCACTTGGATAAATACTATCTTCATTCTGCCAGACTTCAAAATTATAAGTATCTGGTGGCAAGCCTTTTAGTTTGTCTGTGGTTAAAACAAGGCGGTTATCTTCAATTGTTAATTTCTCCGACTTTAGATAACCGCTTGAATTTTTAATTTTAAATTGATATTCAGAGTTACTATCTAAACTTACTTTGCTATCATCTTCAAACAATGCTATTTTAAGCTTAGTTTGAGCGTCTTGGTGCTTAAAAACTTTCTGATTAATCGTTAATGTTTTCATTGCAACACTCCTTTATTCCTACCCACCCACCCTTTCATTATCTTAAACTGTTGGAGTTACAGTTGGTACGTCATAATCAACACCTGTAATTTCCTTAAATTGCTCCTTGCCAAAATAATGAACTTGAACAGCTAAACGACAATCATCAACTGTAAATAATCCTAGTGAGTAATATTCCTTAAACATTGTATACATTGCTTCAATCATCTTAATTTCCTCCCTTATTTAGATCCATTAATTGTTTTGTTAAACTTGCATTAACCTTTTGTTGTTGCACATTCGCTACTTGTAATTGCATAACTTGCTTAGTCAAAGTTGCCAACATTTGTTGATCTTGCGTTGGCTCTGGTTTAACTTCTGGAACAGTGTGTTTCTTCTTCCATTCTTCTTCTGTTAAACTATCCCAAGAATTTGTGTTTTCGTTCCAAGTTGGATCATACAAGCCAACACCGTTACTATCTACTGGCTCTACTGTTGTAGCATTAGCTGGAATTTCTGCAGTATCATCAATTACATCATAGCCAGCAAATTCCTTTGTATCTTTATCATAAAAATATATTTGTTTCATTTACTTACTACCTCCTAAAATCTACACTAATGGAACTAGCGCTTGAATATACATTCCCGATCCGTCTGGTTTGTGGAAAGTACATTTACCAGTATCGGTATTAATGTTCATAAAACCAATTCCATTGTTATCTGTACGTCCCACAATTTGTGTAGATAAACTATATCCAATTCTTTTTGAAATAGATGTTGGTAAATAGCATGAACCATTACCGTCACCAGTAACATACAATGTAATTAGAACTTCATTACCGTCATTTCTTATTTTGTAATAATCGAAATTGTCAGTCATCCCATTTAGATTCAAAAATTTTTGTTGTGGGCCCCAACTAAATCCATCGTTAACTTTATCAAAATTTCCTTTAATCTTTTCTGGCCCATTTTGCATACCATCAAAAATTGGATCAAAATTTATTGCCATGTTTATTCCTTCTTTCTTTATTGTCTAAAATAAATAGCCTTGTAACCATTAAAGGCTGCAAAGCTACCATCTTGTAATCTATTCATTTGTGTGTTGTCTGAAAAATAGGGTAAATCTGTTGAATTTATAATTTGTATATTTGTAAAATACAATTTTTCGTTATCTTTCACTTGCTTATCAACTTGTAGCCACGGTTGAGCAGTATTATATCCATCAGGTATGGTTATATAACCCTCTATCCCTATCCATCTATAATGGTCATCTTTAGGAATTTGTACGCCTATCCAAGTTCTGTCATTATTACCAGAATTAGTTAAAAATAATCCGACTTTGCCTGGATATACAATGCTAGTATAAACCCAAGCTGAAATATAATATTTTTCTCCTGGAGATATTGAAAAAGTATTATCCTTTTCTAAGGTATCTCTACCACCTCTAGCTAAGCAATATTTATCTATCATTTCAGGTGGTTTGGTGGAACTATCAGTAACAGTACGATATATTTCCCCAGTATTTACAGAACTTGCTTCATACCATCCACCTAAATCAGTACTATTATCAAAATTTGATTTCTTCACCTTATTTATCCTACCAGATAATGTAGTAGTATCTTTTTCTAGTCTATCTAGTAACTCAACCGTACTTTTTCCATTATCTACACTAATCACTTTAGCTTGAATATTGCGTTTATTTCCGCCGCCAAACATACCAGCTGGCTCTGTACCAATTGGCACTAAACCTAAACTGTATTCTTGGTAATTAAGCGTAATTGTTGAATCGACCGTTAAACTAACTGGAATAACTAACCTTATCCCTCTAGTTTTAATAGTAATCTCAGTATGTTTACTCTCATGAGTATCATCATAAGGTGCAACAGCCATTTTATAACTTGTACATGGTTGTAAACCATCAATAATATAGTTTGTACTATCAGTCTTTCCTACTAATATATCTCTTTGATAAATGTTGTATTTCATCTACATCACGTCCAACTCAAAGTAACTGAATTTGCAGTTACATCACTTGAAGTCAAATTGCTTACATTAACTAATGCTTCATAAACTTGGATCGTCAACATGTTTGAAGTCTTACCACCTAGTGTAGCTGTGATTGTAGTTGTACCTACTGCAACCGCTCTAAGATTACCACTGTTGTCTACAGTAGCTACTTTAGTGTTTGTACTTGCTAAAGTAGGTGTTCCGCTTGTTTGATTAGGTGGTGTTACTGTAACAGTTATCTTAGCAGTTTCTCCAACTTCAAATGATGTCTTGTCGATTGCTAGTGTGATAGATTGTACTGGAATTTGTGCTGTTGTAACTGTGATGATATTAGACTTAGAACTCTCACGTAAACCATTATATGCAGATACTGCAAAACGATATTTCGTGTTAGCTTCAAGCCCTGTTGCGGTATACGTTTTTACATCAGTTACTTCGGCAATCTTGGTTAATTCTCCACTATCACCTAGTCCTTGATAGATATAATACTTCAAAACTCTTCTACCTCCATTCTAATCTCTCTGTTGTGTCATTTACATAAACAGCTCTTAAATCGCTTGGAGCTGTTGGGTAATTAAAATAGCCTGTGGTATTTGATAGATAACTGCTGCCTTTACTGTCTCCAGTTTTAGCAGCACTATCATCAACGTTACCCAAACTAATCTTAATCGTTTTGTTTCCGCTGATTAAATACCAATCTCCATACTTGTAGTACGGTTTAGCGTTCATATAGAAATTACGTGGTATACGTATAATAATTGAGTTATTATCCGTATACTCTGCCTCACAAGGAACTAACTTAGTTAATGTTTCACCAAATGAACCAGAACCAAGTCCGCCTGTTTCAGTACCAAGTGCATTTTCGTAATAAAATACAGTTGGTTTAGGATAGTATTTTTGATTATGTACAATCTTAATTGAATATCCGTACATAATATCCTCTAAACTATCCGCTGAAATCATACTTAGGTTACGTTCCGCCACATAACCAGATTGTAAAGCAATCACATTAACTTCATCTGGCGTTTCATCATGCTTTTTAGCTCGGACTTGCCACATATTACCATGACCGTCATCTTTACTATCCCAGCCACTTGTAATCACTAAATCTCCATCTTGTAACTCAAGATATTTTTTCATGATTGCGACTGTATCAAATCGAAACGGTCTATCGTGGAATTGTGCTTGTCGTAAGGTTTCTTGAATATGTTGAGCCATTTCTTGTAGTCTAGTGTAATTAACTTTAAGCCCAGTTTGAGCATTGAAGATTGCATCATACGCTTCTTGAATAGCTTGCTTGTATTCATCATATGCAGCTTGGAACTTAGCTTTTGCATCTGCAGATAAGGAATTGAATAAATCTTCTGTTCGCTTTTCTGCTTCCCTTACTTTTTCGTACTCTTTCTCAAACTCATCTATTGCAATATTTGCAGTTTGTCCTACTGCAGC